TTTAATATATTCATTATAACCAGAGAATGGTGCAAATGGTAGTTTCTCACCATCTTTTACGGCATCAACTGAGTTGGCAAAAGCACCCATGATGACTGGATGTTGACCATCTGCTCCATCCAGGAAGAAACCAATTACAGTATCACCAGGGTTAAAACGAACACTCTTAAATGTATTTGCCGAACCTGTACCATGACCAGGTGGAAGCATTACATGCGCCCAAGGCAAGTCTTCGTTACTTAACTCCGCCTCAGTATATGGGTGATACCCCATAATACGGACTTTATATCTAATTCCCCATCCAGGACCAGTTGCCTGCTGAGTCCACGCATTTACTGGAGGGATTTGTCCTATCCACCAGACAAAACCATCTCTACCTATAAAGTTAGTCTTAAGTGAAAGATCTTCCATTAGTCTCCGAATGTATCTCTAAGCAGCTTCATTGATGTGAGGGATTGTTTCCCGTCAAAGTGGTGGCACAGTTCCTTAATCATATATAGACCACTATTCTCACGGTCAAATTCTTTACTATTAGATGATATCTTAAGGAAGTTGCATTTAATAACGTTTCCAGCTTGTAGGGTTGTGTTGAGTGGAACTGTCATCGTTAGAGTTTGCATGAACAAATAATTGTATCTGAACATAGCATCTCTTTGATAGTTCTTGGCATCATTTCCTCTATTATAACTGACACCCTTTTCCAAAACTCCAACATCAAGAATAGAAGTTACAATTCTGCTTGGTATTGTATCAAACTCAAAGTTTCCAGAACCAAATAGTTTTGGAACCTCTGGGTCATCTCCAAGGAAAGTTGCTTTTTTAGCAAAATCAGTTATTGTCCTTTTACCTTCCTGCGCAGTAGTGAACTTAGATAGGTATGGATCATATTGTGCAAAGAACGATGCGTATGTTCCAAGTCTAAGTTTTTCTAGCAAGTCGTTATTTCTAGAAACAGAATAACTCAATATCCTATTATCAGTAGACTTCTGAAAGTTTTGGTCTTCTTGGTGAAAATATTCTGCCTTTACTTTAGACTTTCCTTCAATAATTAACTTATCAATAGATCTAAAGTTATATCCATCAATAGTTTCATAGAAAAAATAACCAGGAACACCAGTATCGGGAATAGACTTCGATGCTAACATGGTAATAACATCAAACGGTCTCTTTAAGTTTCCTATAAAACTATATTGATTACTAGCATCATCAGAAGATAGTGGTTTATCAGATAGCAAAGATTCTTTTATTATCTTTGCAACATGGTCTGATACTTGTGAACTTCCATACTTTCCAGATAGTCTAGTTGTCTCATTCGCAATTGATTCTCTAGAAACTAACTTAAGAACAAAAGATTCTCTCTGACCTTCTCTAATGACGTTACTTATCTTGGAAACATATAATGGTGCATCTTTTAAGTCAATACCTTTATTGGTATCACTATTTCCGGCAATTTTTATGAATACTCTCTCACCACCCCTCAAAGGGAGACCACTGTATAATGATTGAAGTGTTCCATCTTTTCCTTTAACTACTCCACCAGTATTAGTTACAGTTATCTCTATAGTAATAGTTGGTGAAAATAAATCCTCAAAATATCTGATAGCAAGAACACCAAGTCTCATATCGACGGTTCTTTGACCATCTCCAGATTCTATAATAATTTCATCATATTGTGATGCGTCTATTGCTGCCATTATGCTAGGGAATTGAGGAATCTATTTCTTCTACCACTATTTACACCACCAGCAAGAACAATAACATCACCACCATAAGAGTTTGACGGCATGTAAACTGTTTTTATTACTTCGTTATTATAAAGAAGTGTATTTGTTCCTGGTTTTTGTCTAGTCTGCTGTAAGTTTGATGCTAAGAGAGTGCTTTTTTGTGAGTTATTTGAACTAATTATGTCGCCAATTCTTGGAGATTTTTCTGGGTCTCCACCAGCATATGCTCCTGGTTCAGAAGCATTGTTCATAGTAAAGTTACTAACTTTTTGTGCTTCTGCTGGTGCTGGTCTTGATTGTTGCTGTCTATATCTCTTTACACTTGCATTATATCTGTTTAGGAAACCATTAGTAGCATTATTTGGTTCAATACCACCAGGAAGAGAAGTCCAAGTTCCACTTAGTTTGTTTGCTACTTTTAAAGGATCTTCTCTAAGTGCTTTCAAAAGTCCTTGCTCACCATATCCATAAGCAGCAATTGCTAATCTATACGCTGCAAGATCTTGTTCTTCTGGTGTAAACTTAGCACCAGGTCTTTTGTACTGATCCCAAGTTGAAGATAAGAACTGATATCTACCAGCAGCATCACTTCTAAGCCCTTTGTTTGGACCACTTAGAATGAGTTCACGCTTTCTTGGGTGATCATCATATCCACTAAAAGTCTTAGATGGGTATCTGCGATTATAACCACCAGATTCTGATCCAGCGATAGCATCCAGAAGTGCTTTACCCTCAGGTGGAATCTTAGCAGCCTCTCCACTGAACTTATTTCCACCGGCAGCAGGAATTCCAGCAGGATCCCCACTTCCGCCACCACTATCATCACCACCATCATCACCATCAGATCCTGGTATATCAAACAAGTCTAATCCAAGTAACTTATTAATATCTTGTTTCAGAGTTACAATGACGTTGTTTAGAGAATTTGACATCTGAACAAAGGAATCTTTCATTTTACCCATTCCTTTGTCAATTAGTTTTTTCATAGCAATAAAATCAAAATTACCAAGACTAGATGCAACACCACCAACCATACTACCAAAACTTATCAAGAAGTCTTGGAGTCCATCCTTAAACTGGTTGAGAAATCCAAAATAGGTTTGCATTCTCTTCATGAGAGACTGCGCCATCTTAATAATGTTTGGAAGGTTAGTTATTGCCCAACCAACCAACAAAGTTCCTAGGAAGTCCATTATCCTACCCAGGAATCCTCTTGTGCTGCTAGCGACTGAAGTTCTTGATCTTGATATTGCACCCTTTACTGTTGATGCTTCTACAATATCTTCTCTTTCTTTTCTTCTTACCGCCTCTCTTCTTTGGTTGAATGCTTTTATGTTTGCAGAGAAAGACTTTCTTTTCTCTCTTGTAGATTGTACTATAGTAGTATTAACATTTTTGGCAGACTCCCTTGCTGCGAGCAAGCTCTTATTAAGTCCAGATAAGGACTTATTGATACTCGATACGTTTAGTGAAGAACGATACGCCATTTACTTATGCCCACCCTGTACCGTAAACAGTTTCAGAACCAGCTATGTAGAAGTTCCACCTATCATCTGGTGTTGTGGGAACATCGGGAAGACTATTGGCTGATCCCAAATTACCACCAGTATTCATTGGAGGAACACTTGGTTCTTCTGTCCTATTATTGAACACTACTACGTTACCACCATTGTCATCAGGGTTTCTAAGGGACATTTCATCACCACCCTTTCCTTTTGGTTTTATTTCTGGTTCCTTTTTTCCGCCAAGTAAGTTTACTGTCTTGTTCAAGAATGGGAAGTCATCACCTATACCAGTCTGACTATAAAACTCTTTAGATTTTTCCGATACAAATGGAATTGCAAGAAGACTAGCAATTGCTAATGGAGCTTTAACTCTTGAACCTAAAACGAACTGCAAACTATTCAATAGAGTGCTAGTTCCAATTACACCTGTGGTTGCTGCAAGAGTTTCACCGACCGTAGAACCCTGCAGTAACTCTGCACCAGCAGTAAGTGCTGGAGCAAGTAACGATCCTCCCAAAACCCTACGAGTTCTACTAGGAGTTGATGAAGATGATGCTACTGTGGATGCGGCAGCACTTGTTGTCGCAGCAGCTGCGCTAGTTGCTGTTGCAGTAGAGGCATCAGGTTCTCTAGTTATTTTATTCGTTAGTTTTTTTAATCCAAGACCAGCAGCTACAGCAGCAACTCCACCTTTTATAAAATTCAATAAACCATTAATTGGTCTTAGTAATAAATTTCTAAATGCAGAACTACCAAGTCTAGAACTTAGTCTAGTAATATATCCAAGTATGGTACTAAAACCACCACTGAATAATAAGAATATTCCACTTACTACACCAATATTATCAAGGAATATTTTCTTTAGTTGCTCAAGTCTTTCTTTATCACCACTTACGAGAGCACCAATAGTTGATAGTGCCATGTTTCCTAGGAAACCCCCTAGGAGAATCATAAAGAATCTTCCTAACCTATCCAGAGTGAAGCGTGCCTTCTCCCCAACTTTTCTAACAGGTTTGAGAAGAGCAGACTGCATCTTCCTTTCAACAACGCTCTCCTTACCTTCTCTAAGTTTCTGTTCTGCTAGTATTTCTTCCTGTCTTCTTTTTTGTGCTTCTCTTGCTTGGTCTAACGCAGAGTCTTCTCTTACTCTTTGAGCAATGCCAGTTAATGAAGAACTTAGAGCATTTACTTGTGCGCTCAGGTTTAAAATGGAAGAATTGATATTTTCAAATGCAACTTTATTTTGTTGCAGCGCAAGGGTGGTCCTTAAATCATCCGCTCGTTGTTGCTCTTGAGGACGATTAAAAAGTGTAAAAGAAGAAACTCTAGTTCTTCTTGGTCTTATACCACTTATGATTGGCGAAAACTCAGCCATTTAGTTCAGATTGCTGTTGTTTTAAATTCTCTTCCTCAATATATTGTTTTAGGAAAGTAAGATAAACTTCTCTTTCCCAAGGTATCATATTTTCAAGTTCTGTCAAAGAGTATTTATGATGTTGCATCAAGGCAAAATTGACCTTAAAGTATGACTCAAGATCCTCATGAGCCATACTCACCCGAAAAAAGAGTTTAGCCCCTCCAAGACAATATCACTCTCAACTTTAGTGTTGGGGTTCAATACCTTAACAGTATGAGTCAACTTAGGCATCGTCTCAAAGAAAGTTTCAATCTCTTTAAACTGTTTGGAACTCAAATTCTCAAGAAACTCTCTAAGTTCTTTTTTGGAACAGTCTGATGCTGACCACGACTCTTCTTCGGAGTAAACTTGTTCGATACAAGATGAAATAAGATCAAATGTATTATCAAGGTTGAGTTCTTCTGCACTAAAGTTATTTTTGATGAACTCTTCCATGGATGGATACTTCATCCTCAAAATAAGATTGCTATCAAGTGTGATGTCCCTACTGTGGTTTTCTGCAGTTTCAACTTTAATATCATCCAAGTTGATCGCTACAGGGACTTGAGTTACTCCATCATCTGGGCAGGTAATAAGAACTTCTACTTCTTCACCTACAGACTTACCTCTAATATTCAAGAAGAGATATTCGATATCAAAAGTAGACAATTCATCAACCTTAATACCTCTACTTATGATACAGTTAGAGATAACTTCTTTAACAGCGTTTGTAATTTGCTTATTATCCTCACTTTCCATAGCAATAATGAGGATCTTTTCTTCCCTTACAAGAAAAGGGCGATATTTAATTTTCTTTCCACTCGAAGGTAGTTCCAACTCATAGGTTGGCGTAGAGATCTTTGGTAAAGGCATAACAACCCGAAAAGTTCAGTTAGGAATATTTATCTAGGTCCGTAGGGGCTGTCGTATACTAAACCTTTATTGAGTGCTTCTGCTAGACCCATACCTTGAGGAATGAATCTTACACCACCAGCACCAGCGGCACCAGCAGATACTGGAACATATCTACCTTTTGTTCCTTCAGATGAAGGACCACCCTTATCATCTTC